CATACGGAAGATTTACCACATCACCGCCGTGGTAAACAGTGGGAGTACCGCTGAATTTAATTTCACTGAAGCCATATTTTCTAATTTCTACTTGCTCAGTAGATAACGTAAATGTTGCGTCAACAATTTCACCAAACTGTGCCATTACACTCCAGGAGAACCACCTGTAGAAGGATTATATTCCGCCCCGTTTTTATCAAACATACGGAAACCAGACATTAAAACAAAAGTGGATGGCACGTTAAAAAGTTTCTGCATCATTGGCATCATCATTGGTGCCTGACAGTTATATGGAGGTACGTCCATAGTTGACAATCCTCTAACCGATAAATCGTATGCCGCCTTTTCTCTTTCTCTATTGACTTTAGCTACAAGGTTTTGCTCCCATTCCACAATGCCTTCTGCGTCAATTGGAATATCAGATGGCTCTGGGGGAAATATTTTCTCTGCAAATTTCATTGCATAAATGTGCTTGCAGTAACGCACTTCGTCAAGCAGCGGCGTCCAATAATCAGTCAACGACGTGATGGTATGAGAACCATCTGGATTTGTTGTGGTGGAATAATCGTCATAAGTAGGCATCCCATCGGAAATGGCCCCTGGAATTGAAGGCGATGGGCTGCTTCTTAGGTAGACGTTTCCAAAATCTCTATACACGCCAGGATTGTCCCTTAAACTTTTATCGTCTGTAGATACGGTTGGTGTAATTGTTGGTGGAACATTATATTGAGAAGACGGAGCAACGACCTGCATGTTTCTATTGACAGAAGCCGAGGTCATTGCACTGTTGTCTACAACACCACTTAAAGACATAATTTCATGTCGACCAGGTTTTGCCGTTGCTGCTCTGGTGCGAGGGAAAAGACGTTTGTTGTTTTGTCCAAGCGTTGTCATAAATGCAAAATCACGTCTATTGAAGTCTTGGCAAGAACAACAATAACGTGCACCAGTAATTAAATAACGACCAACGTTTGGTGGACGCGTGGCAGGTGTTCTGAGCACGCCATCGGGTGTTGATTCAACAGAACCTTGCTTTTGGAGCTTTAATACCCCGGTTGTTTCGTTGGTAGAAACTAAAACTGCTTGCACATACCCATAACGTTTTTGTGTTGTTGGATCAATTGTTTGTGAATTAATAACCGTACCACCAACTGTAATTACACGATCTTCTAAGATTTCGCCATTGATTGGATATTGTTTGGGGATGTTTCCAAATCCACGAATAAATAAAGGTGCTGGCAACGGATTTGTTGAACTCCAATCACCACTCAACTGCACATACCAATAATCGTCGTCTTCTGTGACCGACAAGATGGGTGACGGATCGCCATCTTTATCCCGTATGTTGTCAAACCGCAAGCTGCCAGCAAGACGCACGCCGGCCCAGTGCATGCCAAATTCTTTATTAACAGTTGGAAACCCTTGGAAAACACCGGGGATTTTGGGCGCATTTGAACCAGGGGGAATTACCGTTCCCGGTGGGAGAGGAATAAGATAATCAAAAGGATAACTATATTTCTGATTAATTGTTGAATTGCAGTACAACTCAAAGCCTCGTCTCCAGCGAGACCAGGCTGATTCCTGATCAACAGAGTACAAAGAGTTGGGGACAGAACCTTTTGAGAATTCTGTCCTTATTGGAAGGATTGTATTGACTTCAGGAATTGGACTCCGATCAAAAGTCCCAAAAGAGTTTCCACTCTTTTTTGCCATCTTTAGAAGAAGCCGCCTTCTGCGATGATATGAGCCCCTGGAGTGTATCCAGAAATATTTGGACCGTCAGGAAATACCCCAACGTAAATACGGTCGCCACGCTCCAGGTAAATACCTTTGTTGCGGAGGGGAGCGGTTGCACCTAAGCCATTGGTATTACCAGCCTGAGCAATGGGTGCGGCAAGTTGAGGCATAAGGTCACTGCAGTCCACAACACCACTATCAGCGGGTACTGTCTTGGCAAACAACAAGCGATAATCACCAGAGGCTGGGATAGGCGTTGTGGTGTTACGAGTGTGATAAAAAGCAAATGTAACAGCAGGACGATAACCGTACGCCACGCCGTTATAAGAGAAGCCTGTTGCAGTGCCGCCGGAATAAAGAAGGGAAGTATTTACTCCTGTCAGGGTTGTTGCTCCTGTGTAGGTGTAATATCCAACGCCACTTGCAGCTGCAGTAGAAGTCAAGCCCGTGGCTGTGACGTGAACGATCTGACCACTAACCAACGAAATAACTGTGCCAGAAGTAGAGGCGTTAACCGTGTAGTCTGCACCACGATAAAAATCGTTTCGTGCAATCGTGATGGAATCAACCACGCCACCGTTGTTATTGTCTTCGCTTAAAGCAGCATCCATGTCCACGAGAATGGACGGTGCCTGACCACCTTGTACAAACAAAGTATTGGCTGATGCGCTACCCACTGTCTGCGTGGTTACACGCACCGAATCAAACAGTGGCCGATCAACAAGGAGAGGCTGCTTATTTGTAGAGGTGGATGCCACTTCTTTTCTACCGCTTTTTGTTAATTATAGCGTTAGGTTCCAAGGCTAGACATTGCCATGAATTCTTGAAAGCGCTTGGGAACTTTCATCTTGCTTTCAGCCAAGGCATTGGGATTATTTTGTAATGCCAAGAACTGTTGAAAATAATCGCCGTCATCATCAGGGGAAAATTTAAATTTCTTTGCAGCTAGATAGTCAACAATTTCCTGAGGGCGATCACGGTAATCGCTTAGACCAGCGGTATAAATTTCCCCTGGTAAATAACTGGCATCTATGTATTCAGAAAAACGTGCCATCAAAGAGTTCCCAGTGGGTTAATTATCGGAGACAGCAGCGAACGAATCAATGACTCTTTGACTGTATCCACAAGGGAAGTTGCTTTTTTGTTGGCCTCTTCCAGCCCCGGTTTAATTTTCCCCGCTAATGTGGAAGACAAAATATCTTCTACAGAGGGTTGCGCACCAGGAGACGCACTAGGAGAAGCCTGAGTAGCGGCGCCCCCAAACAAATTAAGTCCCTGTTGATAAGTTTTTGGGTCTAAGGGATTGAAATAAAAATTACTTTTTCCTGGAATGGGTGCATAATCTTCCGGTTTTTTGTTTCCGTAAAGAGCCGTTCCACGAAAAGACTGCGCTCCCTTGGAACGAATAAACTGTTGTCCAACAACACCTGGATCATTCACAATATTTTGTAAACGATCAAATTCTGCTTTGCCGCCTAGTACTTTTGCACCAAAAGCGGGATCAGCCAGTTGTTGCATTGAGTAATCAAAAACTGCTTCATATTGGCCCGGGGCTTTTGCAATGTTGCGAATATCACGACCACCCCAGTTTCCCTTTAGTCGTCGACCAAGGACGTTTGCTGCCACTGCTGCAACGTCTTCTCCACGCCCACCACGATAGCCCTCGAGTCCGGAAAGAACGGTCAATGCGTTCAATTCTTCCGGCTTTAGGCCAAACAGTTGTTGTACAGTTTTTGGTGCCATAAGTATTATTTTATCGCTGTTGTTCTCCTACCCAATTTGAATCCGCCTTGAGACCTGGAGCAAATACTGTTTGTACCGAAGCAACTAAACTAATTGTGGTCGCAAGACGTTTAACAAAATTAGGACAAAGAATCATTGGATTAAAGCAACAACGCTGGCCCCCTTAGATCAAAAGATCCATTGTCCAGCTGGTTGGACTTACATGCAATGCACTGCCAAGAACTTATTATTTAATGCGTTTATTAAAAGCCTCTTTTAAAAGAGATAGTTGCAAGTTACTAAGGTTGTCTTGGGACGGATTAAAAACGGGTGACGTAAACGCATTTGTAATCGACATGCCGCCTATGTTTTGTTCGCCAGGGGGCACAGTAAAACCTACAGCACCCTTTGCGACATCTGGAGTTGAGCTTAGCAACGCTTCTATGTTTCCATCTGAAGCTCCGCCAAAAGCCTTTGAAACAATATTATCTGTTGGAAGCGTAGCTGCAGCCTGATAGGTTGTTGCGCCAAGGGATGGAATTGCGTTTAAGGCAGAGCCAAAGGGGGTGTTAGCTCGTCTTGTGGCTTGAATAGTTTCGTATCCAGCCTGGCCGGGCTTAACTTTTTTGGCTAGGTCAGGGTTTGTTAAAGCAAAAATTTCCATGCCAAGGCGTTCCCTTTCATCTCCTTTGGCAGCGTTATACGCTTTTGTTAAATCAGCAACCCGATATTTTTTTGATAAAACATCTTGCTCGGCAAGCTGTGCAACCCGATTTTTTTCTTGTAAGTAAGCACGTTCACCGGCCAACGGGGCAGGAGCCGTGGACCCTGGTTGATTGGCGGTAGGCGCTAATTGATCAGCAGCAAAAATGCTACCGTACTGACCGCCAACATTTCCGGGGGCGCGTTTATAAACAAGATCCTGTCCAGACTGTGCGGGATACCAGGTTTGGCCGCCAACGTTAATGGAACCGCTACCCGCCACGCGAGTATCCCAACCTCCACGATTCATCAAAACTTCTTGGCCGCCTAACCTAGCCGCATTAAGAGTGGGAATTGTACCTGCACCCGCTCCGCCAAACAAGCTTTGGATACCGCCAATGACAGGATTGGCGGGACGTGCACCTGTAATACCCCGGCCTGCGCGCAACCGATTTAAAACAGCTTGTTGTTCTTTTGATTCTCTGGCTCGAGGTGAACTACCACCTGCAAAGGCGCCGGGTGTACCTGGCATAATTACCTCCAAACCTCATGTAAATAAATGCGAGAGCCAACTGCGGTGTCGGCTGGTCCAGGGAGTGCCTGGATAAATTCAGCGCCGGAGCGTTCGTAGCGGTATCGAGCCTGGAAAGGATCTTTGTAGTTGGGTACGTAAAGAATCCCAGCAAGGCGATTGGTTTCGTAGAGATAAATCTCGTCCCAAACCTTTAACGCTTCCTTGGCATTGCTTGAGCGAATCGTACGATCCACGTCACCTGCAATGCTTTCTAAGCGTGTAGAAGGGGAAGTTGCAACCTCTGTTTTCTTTTCAGCAGTATCGCAACGTCCAATTTGGATTGCGATCTTGTCATAAAAGTAGGAGTCCGGGATTGTGTTCATTGCTTCTTCCAAGCGAGCATAATCACCCGCAGGAACAGAAACAGTAAAATATCCCAGATGATACCTGACTCTGCTTTTGTCGAAGTCAGAGAGCTGCACTTCTATTTCTCCTTATCGTTTAATTATAAAAGCAAGTAATCAACCAAAAAGCCCATTTAAATAATCAGAAGTTGCAGCAGACTGCCCAATTAAAAATGGATTTTCATTCTGATAAGAAGATAAAAAGCTAGTGGGATTTAAAGCTTGAGAAATTAAATTACCAACAAGCTGTCCCTTAATTCTTTCAACCAGGGTTGGCTCCTCTTCCTTTAATGCCTCTTGATTTTTAATCTGCGCCCCATACATAAACGCCTTTAAAATATCCTCTGTCCTTTGGTCTGTACCAGGAGTGGTTGTTTGTCCTACTGGCGCGGCCCCCGCTGTATCGCTGGCTGCACCCAAGCTTTTCATGTGCCCGTAACCTAGCTCATATTTTTGATCCGGTGTTGTCCAAGTTGCAAGATTTCCATAGCCGCCAGCGTTGGCCCGTGGTGTAAATTTCACATCCCCTTCAATATAAATTGGGGTGCCTTCTTTACCCGCTAAATCTCGCCCCCTGTGATACGTACTGGCTCCCTTAATTCCTGTATCACGCGCACCGTATCCAGAGGTCAAAGTCAACCCTGCGGCGGGATTTAAAATCAAATTACCACTTTTATCTTGGACGTATTTAGGTACTCGGTTAGGGCCAACACGAACATTTAAAAACTTGCTCTTATGAATTGCCGGATCTTCATACTCGCCGGTTGCAAGGTTTTTTACATACTCGTGTAAATGCGGACCACTAGAAACACCAGTGGACCCCAGTTGACCTGCGTAAGTTATCTTTGCCATCTTCTTATTTTAAAACTAAAAAACCCCTGGTTTCCCAGGGGCTTAGTGGAGATGAGAGTTAGACGCGGATTAGATCAGCGGCCAAGACAGCATCCCAATCAACCCGCTTGATTTGCTTCAGCTGTTCGAGACTGTTGAATCTTTCACCCGACAAGGACATTTGGAGATCTTTAATCTCACGGGCTGTTTTAAGGCCGATGCCCTTGATATGATCTGCGATCATCTGGGCAGTCGCTGAATTAACATTCAAGCGATTATCAGGCGGAAAAGCGCGGGGTTCTTCTTGTGCCGCTTTGTCTTTGACCTGAAGAGTTTTGACTGTTTTAGTCGCAACTTCATCAGGTTCAATTTCATTTTTGTAAGCGGTGAAAAGACGGCCATCTTGGTCCTCAAGCATGAACCAATCACCGTTATCCCACTCACTTACAACTTTGACTCGAGCGCCAGTCTTTTTGTGCTGGTAAAGCATAGGGACCAGAAAAAATATTCTGGTCCCAGTTTAACTCAATCAGCTGACTGTGCGGCCAAGCAGATAACCATCGATATCTTCGTAGCCAGGAGCTTCGTCGGGCTGCAGGTAGCACACTTCAACCACGAAGTAGCCGGTCTTACCAGCGGACGAATCGCCACTGGAGATATACCAGCCACCGGAAGTGGAGGTAGCGGTTTGCGACTCACGGGCCTGCACGGAGTAGGTGGCAGCGCCTGTGATTTGCTTGTACACGTTGCTCACGGTCACGCCAGCAGCACCGGTAGCGGTGATGAAGGGCTGGGTGCTGTAACCAGCGGAACCTGCAGCGAAGAAGATTTCGCCAGCCTGGGAACCAGAGGTGGTCGAGGTCAAGTTGGCTTGAGCAATTGCTTCGCCCACGGTGCCGGTGGAGGTCAGACCGGTGGCAAAAGTGATCACGTTGCCGGTAGCAGCGTAAATACCAGAAGCCACGCGACCGTCACCCCAGCCAGAAGCCACGGAAATGGTGGCGCGATACACGTAAGCAGGCAAGGTGCTGCTGCCGGAAATCACCATGCCGGTGATGTTGGGGCGAGTATCGTCTTGGCGATAGGGAGAAGGCACGATCACGCTGCCAGAGGCAACGGCACCAGCGCCAGAGGTAGCGGTAACAGCAACGTAACCACGCTGCTGGAAGTAACGGTAGCCGGGGATGGCCAGCACGGAAGTGGGACCACCCTTGGAACCATCATTTACACCGGCATAGTCAAAATCAATGTTTTTGTACCAGCCGTTCAGAGGCTCTGCCCAGTTACCCGGGTAGATTTTTTTAGCGGACAAATAGGTCATTTATCTCTCCAGATGTGTTCTGTTTATTTGATTAACTTCCGAATCAGGAATCGGCAACGAAGCTGAAAGCGTTGGTCACAAAGTCCTTGTTCAGGATTTCGAAACCAGCGTACAGTTGCCAGATCAGGATGATGAAACGGCTGAAGTCATCGTTGTTGTTGATGAGCACCTGGGCGTTCGGGCCGCCGATGCCAACACCGATGGACTGAGGACCGAAGAAGTAACCTTGGGCCACTTCGCGGCTGCTGTAGGTGCCGCCGGTACCAGCAAAGGAAGAGGTGACGTTCTTGGTCGGGAAGTTGGTCGACTCGAAGAACTTCACACCTTCAAACTGAACACCAGTAGGCATCACGGGCTCACCAGCCAGGAAGTAAGCCTGACCAGCTTGGGGACCCATGTAGAAGCTGGCGTTGTTAGGCATCATGGGGTTGCCCATGTACATGCCTTGACCAGGGTTGCCAGCGTAACGAGCAATCTCACGGAAGTCGGCATCACGACGCAGGTGCATCATGAAGGTGGGATCGCACACGCAACGATACAGACCATCAGCGAAGGTCGGCACGTTACGCTTGCGGAGCTGCTTGACCACGGTCAGCAGGTCGGTAGCCACAGAGAACTGCTGATCCTTAGCGGTCACTTCAGCAGCGGTGTAGGTAATACGACCGGACGAATCCTTAGTCTTGCCACCGGGGAAGTAATAACCACCTTGGGTGTCGGACACGGCACCGTTGGCTTCGGCTTTGGCGAGTTCGTCAATGAAGACGCGGTCACGCCACCGGCGATAGTCGTCGAGCAGGGTCAGAGAACCAATGCTCTGGTGGAACATATTCAGGTTGCCGGTATCCAGCAGCAGGCGCTGGGCGGTAACCAGAGTTTCACGAGCAATCTTGAAGGTGCTCGGCTGGGTCGGATCACCCGGGTCGGCAGGACCGGTGTATTCCTTCAGCACAACAAGCACCTTTTCCTTGGTGATGTTGCGGCTGTTAGCAGTACCAATGGTTTGGTCAGCAATGCGCTCACGGCTGTCCTTAGTACCAGGGGTACCCCAGAACTTGTAGCGGTCTAACTGAACGGTTTGACCGGGCTGACGGGTAAAGTCGTGGACAACCACGGGCTCAACCGCCATTTCCGCAATGTAAGCAGGGTGGGGACGATAGAGTTCCGCACCAAGAATTTTGGGAAAGTCGTTATCAATGAACACTTTGTTTTATCCTCCAGTGTCGCAGGAAGTGTTTTTAGCGGGCGAAAGATTCAGACATTGTTATGTCTTATCTAACACAAATTTTAGCAGTCGGTAATTTATTCAATCACCGACTGACTTATCACTCCATCACAAACAATTTGTTTGCAACGGTTTGAGGCTGAGCTTGGTTCAGGACACGCCAGGCATTCTGGGGGTCACGAGCCATGATGTCGTTGAAATTACCCCAGAAGTTTTCGGGGGCCTGGGGAGCAGCAGCAGCCGGGGGAGCGGGCAGCTGACCCAGTTGAGGCTGAGCCACGGCTTGAGTGGGATAGCCGCGAGTCTCAAGTTGAGCTTCGTTTTCGTACACGGGATAGGGCCCTTCGGGACCGAAGAACTTCAGCGTGTAATCGCTAAGCACATCGGGGTTTGTCAGAATTTCGTTGTATGCCAGGTTTTCTTGGTGCTCATTGACCGCAAAGTTGGCATAACCAGTAATGGTGTTAGCGGCGCGGTTTCCCCACGCGACGGCGCTGTCCAGCATTTGCTCCAGGTTTAGAGCGTAGTTGTTCAGCAGAGCCGGCGCTTCGATCCCGAACGCGTCCATCACCTGACGGCTTTCCTGGCTCATTCCCACCAGATCCGCGATTTGCTCCAAGGAGGGAGTCGAGGAGGTTTGGGAATAGTTGGGCGAGGATTCCTGGCTGGGAGACCAGGTCAGCGGAGCCGATTGTTGCGTAGCTTGGCTGCTGGGCTGACCGTAGTTGGCCGGGGTATACGCTGTCGTCGGTTGAGACTGTTGACCCTGGAACGGGGATTGGACTGGTGCGCTCAGCAGGTTCACCACCTTGTTGAACGCCGATTCCCACGGATTGCTCACCGGGGAGTCCGCCACCGGTTGGGATTGGGGGGCGTACTGAGTAGGGGCTGATTGGTAGCTGGGGACTGCCTGAGGTACCGCTTGGGGGTAGCTGGTACCCACCTGATAAGCCACCGGTGCTTGAGCCGGAGCCGCCTGCGGTGCTGCCACCACGTAGCTGCTCGGGGCGACGGCCACTGGTGCTTGGCTCATCTGTGGGGTCGATTGGACGGTAGCGTCCTGCATAACTCATCTCCTTTTGTAAGGCTTCTAAAGTGCGATACAGATATGGGGTTAAATCCAATCGCGGGTCTGCAGCCATCGGAAGATCCGGTGATTGCGGGTGGGGGGTCTGCATCATTCCTCCCACTAGGCGAGCGAAAGAAGAGTATGCACCCTGTAATTCGTTCACCATTCTGAACGGAAACCCCGATAGCATCGCGGCCCGTTCCTCATCCGTTTTTGACGGGAAGAGGTATTTCAGTGCCTCAATGCTATCAACACCTAATTCTTGCAGATTTCGAACAACAATGGAGTTATTCAGAATATCTTGAGTCGAATCTTCGTAAACGGGACCCAACCAACGCCATTGAATCGTAACGTCGCCGTCCGGAATCAAACCTAAAACACCAGGTGGAATCTGTTGGGTTTTTAAGCAGGCCATCATGAGCTGCTTAACTTGATCCTCGAACATTCCCATGGCATCTTGATAAGCCATACTGTCTTCCATGGAAGCTGTCTCCGGAAGCTCCAGGGGTTTTTCTAATCCCGCCGCAGCAGCAAGTGTGTCGCGGAATAAACGTTCTTCTTGAAAAATAATTAATTCAAGACAACGGCAAATACCGTATGTATAAATAGAAATTGCTTTTTTCTTTGATGTTGCCGAGACACGTCCAAAGAGTGATTTGTATTCTGTTGCTGTGACGCCAGCTGAAATAGAAAGTTCATCAACACCGCCCAGAGCTGTGCGGATTTCCTCTCGGTATTGGCGGGCAAAAGAATTCTGGTCACCAGTAATGGCATCGGGCACAATGTAACCAACACGGTCATTTGGTTCCAAGTTTGCAATAACTCGTGGAACACGTAGCTGGCCGTCTACGCCACGATAAATAGGATCGGATTTAAAACGGGATTGACTCAATGCGCTAGCACCGGCAAAACCTGAGCTTGCCGCGATAGAAGGCCGCTGCACAACAGCATCTCCACCCGATTCCATCAAGTCGGTTTTAGGGCGAGACGAAAGGAGGGTGGGATTACCAAAGAACTGTACGTTTTTGCGCATAGTGCGAACCATGTCGTCGTGCGTACAGATATGGTTGGCAAGAGCATCAAATTCACCAACGCCCTCGGTTGAAAATCCCTTGGCGTTGTTAAAAATTTCAACACAAGGAATAAACCCAAGCGTATTTTTAAACGTTTTGGTGCGCCCTGGAACTGACTGATAATTTGTATCGAAAGAAATTTCACCCTCCGAGTGTGTTTCTTCGATTGTTTTACGTTTAATTGACAGACGAATGTAGCGCTTTACTCCACCACGACCCATGCCAGCTGGGCCAGAAACATTGCTTATTTCAATGTCTTGTTGAAAGCCCATCCCTTGGCGGACCTTATAGCTGTAAATGATGACAACTTCATCTAATTCGCCGTCAATGTTATAAAAACTTCTATATTCATGTTTCCGGAAAAAATACATCCGGTAATTATTTTGCGTAGGGCGAATATAAAAAAGCCCCTGGCCATCGCACAAAAAATAATCCCAGATGGAATCCAGGCGTGTATCGAGTTGGTTGTATTTAATTACGCGGTCAATAAAGTCTTTACGTTGGTTGCCAAAATTATCTTGCGCAGGGAAAAATTCGACACCCTGACGGATGCCGAATAATTTCATTTGTGCAAGATGTGCTGCAACAATGCCAGTGTCAATCGACGCCCCACCGTCTTTCTCAAGGTAAGAGTCAATGATTTCCTTGAGTCTGGCCTTTGCGTCCCCAGCCATCAACTATTTGCCTTTTTATCTTTACTGATCTTAGCAGTCTTCGCTTGCTTCTTAAGACGCAGCCACTTTCCAAAAAAGGCAATTTCGGCCGGAGAATAAAGTTCGGGATGGCGAAGGGCTTCTTTGACAAGTTTTTTGGTTTTCATTTTGCCTCCTTGTAACGTTTAGCTGCGCGTGCAGCCTTACCTGCTTTTTTAGCGGGGTCTGTATTTGAAATGAATTGTTTACCCTTTTTGCTACCTTCTCGCTTCTTACGGTCAGTTTCTTCTCTTTCTTCCTTCGACAAAGAAGCCCAAGCGCTTTCCGGTAAATACCGTTTTGTATATCCCTTTTGTATCGCCTTGTCAGTAGCCATTAGTTTTTACTATCTTTGTATTTCTTGGCAGCAGATTTTGCCTTAGAACGTTTTTCGTATTCATCTTTTGTCATCCACTTTTCTTTGCCCCACTTATCTAAGTCTTTTTGTTTCTCACCTTTACCTCCTTTGTAACCACCGCCCGCTTCCTTGTACTCCTGTGCAACAAGCTGGGCCTTCCTGGCGCTCCATTGACCCGCTTTCCCTCCACGGGTACCCGCCATGACGCGATCTTTGATCCGTTCGCGTAGCTCAGGTTTTGTATATTTTGCGTCTTCTTGAGCCATCAGGAAACATATTTAGCTTGGAATCCAACAGGGACATCCGCTTTGGGAAGATATTGTTCGCGGAAGTTCGGAGGAATAGGGCTGCCTTGCTGTAGTAAACGGGCCTTTTCCTCGGGGGTTAATGGAACATTGGGCGCGCCACCATAAGGTCTCTGAGGCTCGCCTTGCGGAGCGGCTTGACCAAGCTGTGGACCCTCAAAAAACTGAGCATTGGCAAGACCGCCCATGTTTCCCACGGCACCGGGAAGGTTGCTGGAGCCGGGAATAGCAGCTTGCTGTAATAAATAACGAGGAATATTTTCTTCCGGAGGGAAACTGGGATCGCGCTTATCTCCCTTAAGTTCTTTAAAATTAGGAAGCAGCGGTTTCCCAATAGATGAACCGCCTTGTATTGGAAAACTCAACCCAGCCAGCAAATTGCCGGGGGCGCCAGGGACGTTGCTTTCTCCGCCGTAAAACATGTCTTTATTCCTTTTTTCGTATTCTACTCTTCTATAACTTCGTAACCAGCGGAATCATTAACTTTGCTCAGGATGATACCGTTACCGCGAACATCCCAATCGAGTACATCACCTTCTTGCCAACCCAACTCTTCGATTAATTCGTCAGGAAGAGTAATGAATGGTTCCCCGTTTTCATCTTCCTCGACTTCAAGGATGTAACTCATTTTGACAAAAGCTTTTCCATAAGCTTATCAAGCTTATCGTTTATCTGTCTAAAATTATTATGCATCTCCTGGATCTCGCGCAAAAAATCAACCTTTAGAACGTAGTC